AGCCCCAGGTCCGGCTTTTTAGCTGTTCTTAACCCCGGTGGCCAGGCAGAAGCTCTCCGGGTGCCGCAGACCGATGTCCACATCCGTGATGATGCGCATCCAGGTCTGGTTCTTAGCGAAGGCGTCCCCGGCCTCCTTGGACGGCAGGATTTCAATGCCGGCCCACTGCGCCACAATCAGCTCCGCCCAGTTGCCGAAATACACCTCAGTCTCATTGCTGCCAGTCCCGAGGTTGATCGGAATCTGGGTGGTGATGGAGAACGGATAGCCGATGTAGCTGGTCAGGGCGTTCACGTCCATCGGCCGGATGACATACTCCCCGCCGGTGTCCCCGGAATACTGGGCCACCTTCAGCTTGGAGATGGTCCGCTTCACGCAGGGATGGAACACAAACCCCAGATTGCCGGAGAGGGCATTGTCCACCGCCAGCTCATACTCCATGTCGTAGAACAGGTCGAAATTGGGGGAGTTGGTGCCCCAAGCCTTGGTGTTGATCCCCGCGGTGTTGGCGATACCAGTAGGCTGGCCGTTGGCCCCAGTGCCCCTGAGCGCCGCCAAGTCAATGGCCAGGGCCACCGCCTGGGCAATGTCGTTCCGCACCAGCTGCTCCGCCGACGGGTTGCTCATCCGCAGCAGCCGGTTGGACAGTTTCACCAGACAGCCCACCGATTTGGGGGTGAGCTGGAGCTGGCCCAGAGTGGGGTCGCTGGGGGTCAGGGCGTCAGTCTCGCCCACCCAGTAGGCCGTGGCCCCGCCGGTCTGTTTGGGCAGTTCCACCGGCGAACCCATGAGGTCCGGCAGGAACGTGGCCCCCCGCTCCATCACCACCGACTTGGCCCTGAGCATCTCAATGACTTCCGGGATCGCCTGGGACGGCACCAGATACCCGCCCGAGCTGTCCGGCTGGGTGGCCATGTCCCGGGTCTGCCGGAAAACTTCCGCCTCCAACTGGGACTGGCTCCAGTCGCCGGTACTGATGGCGTAGATAGCCTTGAACAGGGAGAACTTCTGCTTCTCGTCCTCCAGGCCGGGGAGAGAGGCCCATTTGCGCTCCTTCGCCCGGCTCTCCATCAGCTCCAGCCGGGCTTTCAGGTCAGCATACTTGGCCGCCAGTTCCGGCAGGGCCTTGAACACCTCGGTGATAGTGGTCACCTTGCCGTCCTCACCGGTGTAAGTGAGGGACTTGTTGATATCCTCCAGCAGCGTCTGAATACGCGCCAACTCAGTCATTGTGCTTTTCTCCTTTCACCAGATGATGCAGTCGTTCGACAGCTTGCATGACGTTGGACACCACCTCTTCGGCAGGTCTCCCCCCTTGGGGCTTGTAGCCCGGGTTCAACGCCAGAGAGTAGATGTCCTGGGAAATGCTTTCTTTCACCGCCTTGAACATGGCCGTCCGCAGGTTGTCCAGGTTGGCGAAAAATCCGGCCACAACTTCCTGGACAATCTCCCGGACCGCCTCTTTGTCCACTTCTGCCTTGACCGGCAGAGTCATCTTCCCCTGGCTCCCCAGCCATTCCAGGAGGGCCTGCATAAGGAGCCCCAGCAAGGCCAGCAGGTCCTTGTCCTGGGCCGCCTGGGCCAGGGTGTGCGCCAAGTCCCGGGCGTGCGGGTGCAGGCACAGGTACTTGTCCACCAAAGGCGGGAAGCCCATCTCAATCAGCGCCAGGTCAGCCGGACCATAGGCTTTGAGTTCCGGCGGCTCCTTGTCAAACTCACGGTAGTGACGGGCCAGGTGGCGATAAACGCCCGGCCTGTCCTCCTCCGGCAGATCAACCCCGCCCCTGGCTCCCATCAGGGCCGCCATGGCCGCCGACACCCCCCGCCAGACGGTGTGGTAATTTTCCGCCAGGTGGTGCGGCAGCTTGTAAGAGGATTTGACATCGGGTTTTTCGGAGTCATACCAGGTGCAGATGACCTTCAGGTCCTCCACGTCCGCTTCCCGGATCTGCGCCGGACCGTCCCAGGGGGCATCCTCTGGCTCCAGGGGGAAGGACTTGAAGGGGATTACCCCTTTCGCCTCCCCCTCCACCTCAGTCTGGTTCACCAGGGCTTCCTCATACGGTGCCCCCATCACCTCTTCCACTTCGCCGGGGCTCACAACCCCTTTCTGCACCGCCATGATCAGGGCCTGGGGGTTGGCCGGCACCGGCACCGCCGACAACTCATACAGCTCCGCCCGCTTGTAGCGCCAGCCGGTCTGCCGCCCCTCCTTGTCCATGATGGGCTCCCGCTCCAGGTCCTGAAACCCCACCGAGGTGGCCCGGAGATAACCGCCCAGATAGAGCTTGTAAATGGTGTCCGCGAAGGGATAGACCTCAGGCTCGGCAAACTTGATGCGGAACACCAGCCCCGTGTCAGTCTTTTCCACTTTGAGGGCCTTGCCGATGGGGGGCTGTTTGTAATCATGTGCCCAGAGAAACACCGGGTTTTTCTTGTAGTTCCTGAGGTCCCAGCCCTCCACCTCAATGATGTCGCCATAGCGGTCCACATGAGGGGTGGAGCCGACAAACTCCAGCACCCGGTCCTTGGGATCCCCCACCTGTCGGATGTCACATTCCAGGTCCTTGCGGATCAGTCCCATCTTGCCCCTCCCTTTCATACACCGGGCTTAGCCAGCGGATCGGCCTCGGCCGCGGGTCGTCCCTGGGCCCGAAGATCAGCCAAAATTGCCCCAGTCTGCGGTTGTAATCGCAGTCCTCCAGGACGTAGTCATCCGGCAGGCCGTCCTCCACCAGCCGCACCGCAAAGCCGTGGTTGCCGGTGATCCTCGCCCCCACCCGCACCAGCAAGGCCAGAACCTGGGGATTAATGGCAATGCCGAGCCTCTCAGCCATCCATCAAACCACCGGAGCGGCCACACAGCGGCAGTTGATCACTTCCTGGGCCGCCCCGTAGGGGTCGCAGGGGAAGCGGCAACCGTTGGGAAACTGCTTCCCCCGCTCAATGACCATGCCGTTGAGGTTCCGGTGAGACTGCCGCACATGCTCGTCCCCGGCGGTGACCCATCTGATCCTGGCCACCCCCATCTGCCCCATGGCCGCATCCCGGGCCACCCCCATGGCCTGGCCCACCTCGGTGCGGGCAATGGTGAGGGATCGGGCCTGGGCGAAGTTGTAAACCTGCTTCACCCGCTCCATGAGCTCCGCCGTGGTTTCCATCTTTCCAAGACCCTCAATGAGAGTGTCCCGGAGCTGTTCCCGGATGGTCTCGTTGATCCCCACCACCTTAATCAGCTTGTTCTCCAATGCGGCCATGGCCGGCGTGTCAATGAGGGTGAAGATGCCCGGGTCGGCCCCCATCTCCACCATCAGCCCTTCGCCCGCCTTCTGGGCTGCTTCCAGGTAGAGCGGCCACATCAGCTTCTTGAGCTGGACGTTTTCCTCCTCCAGGTTCAGGAGAACCGCTTCCACCGCCACGCTTTTGCTGTGGGCTGAGCCGCCCAGCACCTCCTCCAGCTTGCGGAGCTGGCGTTTCCGCTGGCCGTAGAAATACCGGCTCACCTTGCCCTGCACTTTTCTTTCAAGGGGGGTGTGAACGGTCAGATAAGCCTCCCAGTAAGCTTCGCCGTCAAAGCCCTTGAGTATCAGGGGCCTGCTCAGATGAGAGCCGTCGGAGGGGGATTTTTCACTCGGCGATTTCTCTTGGCCCACCGGCACCAAGTTCAAGGGCAGGTAGCCATACTCCCCGCCTGCCACTTCCGGCAGACCCAAGCCCAGGTACTCATTGACCACGTTCAGGGGCACTCCCATGGACCACAGCTTCTGCGCCGACTCCACCAGCTCCCTCCGGTCCTCCTGCAAGGCGGAGATGCTGGCGTAGTCAAACTCGGCCCAAATGCGGCCCCCCTCGATGTACCGCAGCATCTGGCTCCAGAGCACAAACTCGATGAGGGCCATCTTGGGGATTAGTGTGTTCTCCCAGAACAGCTTGCGCTGGGTCTTGGCCGTGGCGTAGTTCACGTCGTCGTAAAACCCCAGCTCGGTTTTGGGCACCTTGAAGGCGGCCATGATCTCTTCCCGGTTCCATCTCCGCTGTTCCAAGAAGTCCATGTCTTTTTGAGAGAGGCCCGTCTGCTTGTAGGTGAGGCCGCCCTCCAGAATCGCGATCTGGTGCGCTTTGCCGGGGCCCTGGTGTCGGTCCTGCCATTGGGCCAGCAGCCGCTGGTACTCCTCATCTGTCAGGTTGCCCGAGGTCTCCAGCACCCCGCCAGGCTGGGCCGCATTTTGGAAAAAGGCTTTGTTGTACTGCCCGGCCCAGAAGTCCTGTTCGATGCCCGCTTTGGCCGCCTGCAACGGCGACAGGCCGCGGTAATCGTGGTAAGGGTTAAAGTAGCGGAAAAACACGACTTCGTAAGGCTGGAGGGGAAGCCTTTTGCTGCCCTTGCTGTAAACCCAGCCCTTGATCAGGCCGGTTTTCTCGTCCACAACCTCCTGGAACCGCCCTGGGTGAACCACCCAGACCTCCTCGGGGATCTGGCTTTCGCTCTCCCGCTCCAGGATGTAAAAGGCTTCCCCGGTCAGCCCCAGATACACCAGGGTGGCCTCCAGGAGCTGGCTCCCGGACATCAGGGGGTTGGGGGCCTCAAAAAGGCGAACCAGGGGGTGATCTTCGACGACTTTGGAATCTTTCCGGCTGCCCGTCTTGAATAGAATGGGCACGGCGCTGATCGCCTGGGCGATGGCGTTCACGCAGGCATAGACCCAGACGTGTTCACGGTAAGGATGGTTGAGTTGCCCGGACAAGCCGGAAGTCTGGAGGTGAGGGGAGAGGAAAAACAGACGGGTGGCCTCTGGGAAGTAAGGAGCCTCACGCTGTAATGGCGAAGCACCTCCCCACAACGCCGCCAGCCCCCTGCGGATGACCCTGAGCAAACCCTAATCCCATTGGTGGTAATTTCTTAAAATTTCTAGACGAAATGCAGATAAAACCAGGTGGCAAATGCTGACAAATCAGGAAAAGTTAGGAACAGCAAGAAAAAAGCCGGAACCATGGAATGATTCCGGCAAATCGATGAGACATTCGACGATTGGTTTGTGGCGCTTGAATTATATCTTTCTAATTTTTTTATTGCTTAGTCTTTGTCATAAAGCG